ATTTCCTGCATAAAAATTAATTGTATCAGCAGTTTCAAAATCTATTTTTGTTTCATCATCTTCACCAATCTTAACATCAGTTGCTAATATTGATGTAATTCCTGTTTGTGCAGCATCTACGTTTAATGTGTTAGTAGATAGCGATACACCTGTTCCTGCTGAAAAAGCAGTTTTAGACATTGCTATAGCAGCAGAGTTGTTAACATCTGCATTTACTATGACACCAGAACCAATGGCTGCTGTTCCGTTTGCAGCTATGGTTATGTCACCAGATATTGCAACAGGATTATAATTTGTACCATCTCCAATAAGAGCTGCACCGCTAGTGTTTGTGTTTAAAGTAATGTCATCACCTGTAACAGTTAAATCACCAGTTACAGTTAAGTTACGTCCTACCGTTGCATCGTTGTTTGCATCTTCAAATACCAACTTACTTGCTGGCATTGTACAGAAAACATCTTTTGTGCCTGCTGCAAAATCAACTGCACTATCACTATTAGAAGAAGATATTACTGTTGTACGTGTAAGATCAGAACTATCACCGTCTAAAGTTCCAAGACCTACTTCAAACTCTGCAGCTGTTTGGTGTGCAATACAATAATAAACTGTATTAGAATTACCAATGCCAGCAGCAAAAGTTTCAAAACCAGTAACCGCACCAGCAAGAGAAACTGCTCCTGTTCCCGTTGTGGTAGTTGTTTCTTTTACCCTATCATTAATGACTAAAGCCATTTATATTCTCCTATGCTAATCTTAATATAGCGTTACTTGCATCGGCTGTTGGAAATTGAACTGTAAATGTTCCACTCGTAGATGTTTTATCTCCACCAAAATCTAAAATACAAACTGCTTTATTAGAATTAGAACTATTATAAATCATAGCTCCTCTTGCAGTGATAGTAGCTGATGTAAAAGATATATCAGCAAAATCACAAATAGCAGTAGTACCTGAAGTTGTTGGTGTTACACTGGTTAACGATCCTCCACCTGACGAATAAGATCCTGAATCGGAAACTTCATTAGATGTAGTAAAAGCAGTGGTTGAGGCATCTAGAGAGGCAGAACTTGTGTACAATGCAATTTTAAAAGTGTCTTGCCCATTAGTAAAGTTATGTCCTTCAACAAGTAATTCTTGTTTAAAACTTGTGCATACAGCTTGTGTTATGGCCATGTTTATTCTCCTCTAGTATTTGTTTTAACAGATTGCATAGGGAACTTAAGTTCTCCATGCATATACTCATCTCGTCTATGTCTACCAGTTTGTTCAACTATTAGCTCTTGTATAGCACGTTGATAAGATTGTTCATATAATTGCAGCATTTCAGCTGGTCCCTTCAAGAATTTGAAGGCTTCTGCAAGACATCCATAAAGCAATACCATTGGGGCATTATCTCCCAACCATGTGGTTGTGTTAGAACTAGATAGTCTTGTTGGTAATCTAGTAATTCCTAATTCCACGTTATACGCTGAATCCGGTGTAGGCGCAAGATATATTGTATTTTGATCCCA